AGGCAATAAATAACATCAAAATAGCTATTAGTTTTGTCATCGACGGACAAATGGAAGAACTTTCATGCAACCCAGATTTATGGCAACACGGGATTCACAAGTTTATGGATAGTTCTCGTATACCATTTGATGGGAGTTTTGATGAGATAGAATTGGTCGAAGAGAATGAATACAATAAACTTGAAGCTGATATGTTGGTGTGGTTGTCTGAGACTTTGTCGACTGCTAACACAGCTCTTGTTGAAAGTTATAAACATAAAGCAATAGCTTGGAAATAGGAGATAAAATGAATACTTTAGTCAATTTAACCATCGCATTTGCATTTACAATCTTAGCACTTTATGCCTACACAGCCTATCTGATTTTTGTCTAGGTTAACCAATAAAGATTACGATTACAATTACAAACTGATTTCCCTTGCTTATATATATGAGAATCTTTTTTTTATATATATATTCTTATATCTATATCTATATTTATATTTGTAATTCGTAATTTGTAATTAAAAGAGTATAAAAGGTATATAAACAAAGTGATTTATTGAATTACGAATCAGATTACGAATCTAAAATGTTACAAATTCATCACGAATATCATCTGTACTCATACTACCCCTAACCCAAACCCTTTTGGTTTTACCTCCAATGTTGATTGGTTTTGCCTCCAAAGTGTAACCTAACTTCTTTAAAATGTTGCGAATATCCACTTTACGTAACTCTAAATCTGGATATTCGAACAACACCACGTCATTTAAATCACCTTGAGAGATACACTTTTTCTTCACAAATTGGAACTCCCCTGTCCCGCCTCTTTCAATAAGATCCTTAACTTCGAACAACCCATCCATTCCGCTTTCTTCAGTAGCGATCATTCTGATCTTATGTTCAGTTGAGGGTGCTTGTTTTATCTTCTTGAAATCCTCACCTATCTCGATCTCTAACATCCACTTACGAATCTCACTCCCATAATTCCTGATAGCACTAAATAGCGCTTCGAAATACTCACTAGCATCAACTCCAACATATTCCTTCATCTCCGTAAGACTTCCGATTGGAGCGAAGATAACCCACCATCTTCGATCATCACCATCCAACGGCAATGCATCCTTATAGTTCGTGAAACACATGTAATTAGCAGTGTTATACGTCATGTAAGGTTTAACACCTTTCTCGTTAATCTGGATCATACGATCAGTGATTAGAGGTTTTAATGCGTTAGTTGCTTCATGTCGGTTGTGACCTTTCACTCTTAATTCCTCTAGAATGTTCACACAAACATTGGTTGCCCATCCGTTGAAATCTGAAGTAACCTGGGTCGGAGATACAGTTCCTATGTTGCGATCACCAAGACAAGCTCTAAGTAGCTCACCGAAATAAGACTTACCTACACCTTGAATCGATTGAATAACCGGAGCCCACAACATACGCTTGCCAGGGTATTGAACTTGAAAAGCTAACCATTGCTCCAGAATCAAAGCATCTTCGTTATTACCGCAGATGAAGCGGATATGATTCTTAACTGTTTCAACTGCCCTTTTCCCGTCCTCCGTGAACTCCGTAGCTTCCATGGGTAATGTCTTTGGGTTGAACACGTTAAACAACGTACGACCTTCAAGATCAACGATACTCTCTTCAACTCCAGGTAGATATGCTATTGCATCTACCTTCTCAACGAATCCATGATCGGATACAAACTTAGATGCCGAGGGTTTTGTTCCACTCTCACTGATAGGTATATACTTACCATTTTCAAGATTAAACGATTCGCTTTTATGTATTCCACAAGTCTTTAGATTCATGTAGCCGGTGTGTGAGTTAACGTAAATCCAATTCTCACACCATTTAGGTTTTTCATTCTCTTCAACCAATTCACCTAAAGCATCAACATTCATCTCTTTGGCGATCAATCCACGAATATTACCAATTGGCATATTCACACCCGTAAGCTCTTTGAATCTTAATTGGATTGTCTTAGCGAGTTTTTCCTTATTTAATCTGTTAACACCTGCCTTGCGGATAGTAGGGATGAGATCGAACTCAAGTTTTTTCTCATCAGAAAGTTTAATCTGTTGGATCATATCCTCAACTTCAACCTTCTCGGTATCGTAATCAACTTCTCGTGCCATGTGGATCACAGTCCCTAAGGTTACACCTCCTGAAGTATCCGCTGTGAACGATTGCCATCTTTTAGATGTTTCACCTTCAACATAATTGTTTCCGTTCTTGCTCCAATCTTCCCATATCTCTAATCCCTTTAGTGGATGCCAGTTATGCAAAGCCATTCCAATACGAACCCAATCATCGTTACCAACACTAGGATCCAATTTACCTAGTACATTCCAAACCTTGGATTCCTCCATAGATTCATTACCGATTAAGCCTTCAAAATCACCCAGATCAGCTCCAGGTTTGTCTGTGCTTGGACTTTTATTGCTACCTTTAATTAAGATCTTAGTTAGCTTCTTTGGTGCTTTATTCTGTGAGAATTCACCGAAGATCTCATCTTTCCATGAATACTTACCTACTTCCGTAGAGCTTCCTGGGATAACACATTGTGTACCTTGAGTTAGGAAGTCGATGCCAGGATATTCTCTTAAAGTCTTTTTGAAACTTTTTCCAATTTGATCTTCCGGTAACGATAAATAGACATGAAAGCCTCCGCTGGGTGTCATGACTGTTGGATCTAACGAATGGCTTTCACCATTTTTTAATCCTAAATCTTTCAACAAATGCTTAAAACTATTATCACCATCGTTTCTTGGATCTACATCTACTACCAGATCGTTGGGTCCTATAACCCATCCGAGATTACCTTTATGACTGAAAATACGATCCTCATCAATTTTCTTTTTAGTCCAGTTCTCGACAATGGGTCTTTTCCCTGCGAGTAACGTTAGTTGTTTTTCTGACGACAAATATTGCCTAATCGTAGAGTTGCTTATCATTATTCCCCCTACAATGTTATTTGAATGTATTCTTTTCTTTTACCTGTTTATCTGAGTCTTGATTATAACGAAAAGCATCAGTTTGGTCGATTGAATTCTCTCTAACGTATTCACTCACAGCGTATAGCGTATGCAGTGTATAGTTACCTTCCTTACCATCGGCAAGTCTTTTCAACGTGGGATATGAGATGTTAGTCTCTGCCGCCACCTTGTATAATTGCCTGTCTTTTAATCCCTTTATTAGCTGATCTTGTGATAATACATCGAACATGGATGTCTCCTTTGTTATTTAAAGATTACATCATATCATAAAATGTATTTGTTTTATTTTCTTTTTTATCAAATTTATTTTACATTCACCTGAGGATTACGATATAATGCACCCAACATCAACAAAAAGATGTTAATAAAAACTAATATAATATAAAAGGAAATAAAATGGCACATGAATATATAGATACAACCTCCGACGAGGACTTAATTACTTTCTTTCTGGACTGGAGAGAGAATTACATACCCCATCAAAAATACATCAACGAATTTGCAGAAGATTATGCTTTAGATATAAAAGAAGCTAGGGAATTGATGCAAAAAGGTGCGATACTTTATAAAAAAAGCAAATCCAAATTAATAGGATGAGTCTTTATAAATGCCCAACAGGTCAAGGTTTTCAATGGGTAATGAGATGGGAGGATTATGTCAAATACGGACTGGACAAATCAAAAGCCTGGAAGGAAGATCATAACCCACCAATCTACCCTGATTGCAAAAGAAAAATTACATTCACAGAGGATAAATAAATGTTAGAAGAAAAAATTGAACTATTAACTAAGGCCATAATCCGCCTAGAGAAAAAATTAGGTGTACCTACCCCGGCAGATAAGATCATTGCAGAAAAACTAATCGAAGCACCGGAGGTTACTGCCCAGCAAGTTAAGGAATTAGCTAAGAAGAAAATGTCTGAAGGTGTTAAACGAACAACCATTAAGGATCTAATCATAGAACTTAAGGCAGAATCTATCGCTGATCTTGATAACAAAGACTTAATTACCCTTTATGCTAAAATGGAGGGTTTATAATGGACTGGTTTGATTTACTATTAGGAATGAGCATACTTTATATGGCTTGGTTATTCTATATGATGGAAGAATGGATTGATTATAGTCGAAAGGTAATTGATAAGGATAAAAATGAGTGAAGAAACCAAATTCGAAACTATTGAAATAGATAGTGAAGAACTACCTACAAAGTATCTTGCCCTTTGCGAGATATTAGCCGAGATAACTGGAACAACTATCCTCGAGGTGGATGATTCAGTTAATAAATATATAAACTCCGGCGATTTTCAAGTAGAGGAAACACGACTACCTCCCAAAGAGCAATTGCACTGATGACTGCACATGCTAAACTATCAGCATCAGGATCTAGTAAATGGCTCAACTGTCCTGGATCAGTCCAGGCCGAGGAGAAATATCCACCACAAGGTTCTTCAATCTTTGCATTGGAAGGAACAATGGCACACGAGGTTGCAGATCTTTGCTTAAAGAATACTGCAGATGCAGACTTCTATGTTGGTCATACGGTACTTAAAAAGGTCGTTGAGAAAGACATGGCAATCTATGTCCAAGAATATCTGGATTATGTACGAAGCTTTGAAGGAAACAATACCGCTTTGATGACTGAGGAAAGAGTCTCATTCGACCACGTTGTTCCAGGAGGATTTGGAACACTTGATGCCGCAGTACTTGATTACGATAACAACACTTGCCACATCTTTGATTTGAAATACGGCAAAGGTGTTAAGGTTGATGCCTATAAGAATACCCAAGCTCAATTGTATGCTATAGGTATTGACCGAGAGCTAGAATTTTTATCCGAGAAAATTGATAAGTATGTCTTGCATATCGTTCAACCAAGAATCAATCATTTTACTTCTTGGGAAATATCTAAACAGGACTTAGGTAAATTTGCTGAATGGGTAGAAGAAAGAGCCGATCTAGCTTTATCCGGTAAAGGAGAGAGATTACCTGGAGAGAAACAATGCCAATGGTGTCGAGCTAAGGGAGATTGTAGAGCCTTATCTGACTTCACTGAGGCACTTGTAAAGGGTGAATTCGATGACTTAGATAGCTTAGATAGTGAATCATTAAGTCACGATGAAAAGAAAGCTATACTGGGAAATAAGAAGCTTATAGAATCATTCTTAAAGGCTGTTGAGGCTTCTGTGTTTGATCAAATTGAACGGGGAGAAGAATTTGAGGGGTATAAATTAGTTGAAGGTAGATCTATACGAAAATGGAATGATAAAGCTGAACATTCTTTAATCAGTAGATTAGGTAGTGATGCTTATAACCGAAAGCTAATTGGTATTGGTGAAGCAGAGAAGAGATTAGGAAAAGAAGCTATCTCCGACCTAACGATTAAGCCTAAAGGTAAAACAACTTTAGCTCTTTCTTCTGATAAAAGAGAATCGATTAATTCCGATTTATTTAATGAAATATAATTTACAACTGATAAAATATGATATAATACATTAATAAAAATGAAATAGCAATTCTGTAATAGTGAGCACAGAATTGCTATAATCTAAGTTTGGCACCTTAGGTCTGATGAGTTAGCCAATTTAAAATATAAAGGAGTAATACAATGTCTAAAATGATGTTAAAAAATGTACGTTTATCTTTCCCTTCACTTTTCCATAAAGCTAGTTTTGATGGTAATGAAGGTAAATTCGAATCAACCTTACTAATCGATAAGTCTGATAAAAAGACTAAAGATGTGATCGATGCTGCAATTGCTGAGGCAATTACTGAAGCAAAAGTAAAGGTTCCTTCTGATAAGCGTTGTTTAAAAGACGGGGATGAATCTGATTACGATGGCTATGAAGGTCATTGGTCTTTCAAGGCTGCTAGTTCTAAACGACCTACAGTAATTGATCGAGATAAAACCCCTATTATCGAAGCTGATGAAAAAGTTTATGCAGGATGTTACGTGAATGCTGTTGTAGATATTTGGATTCAGAACAACAAGTTCGGCAAACGTGTTAATGCAAATCTTTACGGAATTCAATTCGTTAAAGACGGTGAGCCGTTCGGCTTAGGTGCTACAGATGTTACTGAGAGCTTTGACGATTTAGACGATCTATAACCTTAGGGGCTCCGGCCCCTTTTCTAATTATGAAAAACTTTGTTGTTTTAGACTGTGAAGTCTACCCTAACTATTTCTTAGCTGCCTTTAAAAATATTGATAACGAGAAAATTATCACTATTGAATCCAGGGGAGCTGATAAATCGTTAACACAAGAAGCTATTAAAAAGCTAAATACAATCATGCATAAACGTACTACGTTCGGATTCAATTCCAACAAATACGATATGCCTATTATCCTCTTTGCATTATCAGGAAAAACCTGTAGGGATATACATAAGCTATCAGACTACATTATCCATGAGAATTCACCTAATTGGCAAACCATGAAGCGTTTTGATTTAGTCCAGCCTAAAGGCTATTCCCATTTCGATATATCCGATCCAGCACCAGGCGTAATGGTTAGTCTTAAACTCTATGGCGGAAGGATGAACTCCAAACGATTACAAGATCTACCTATTAGTCCAGGAACAATGTTATCTGAACATGAGATGGATGAAACACTTGATTATTGTATAAATGATCTAAATACTACTATCGATCTTTATCGTAAGGTGGAAGATAGGATCAAACTACGCTACGATATGTCCGAACAATACGGAGTAGATTTAAGATCTAAGTCTGATGCACAGATTGCCGAAGTGGTTATTAAGTCCGAATTAACAAGGAAATTTCCAGGCAAAAGGATTAAAAGACCTACGATTAAAAGTTCAACTACGTTCAAATACGCCATACCTAGCTACATAAAATTTGAGGGTAAACAACTCAATGAAGCATTAGATTTTATGCGTAAACATTTCTTTGAATTAGATAAGAAAGGTTCGATCAAATTACCTAAAGAGCTTAAATCTATGAAAATAGATATAGGTGAATCTAGGTACCAACTGGGAATTGGAGGCATTCATTCGACAGAGCATAATCAAGCAGTCACTCCCAAAGATAGCGAGATACTATGTGACAGGGATGTAGCGTCATACTACCCCGCTATTATTTTAAACTTAAGACTATACCCAAGACACCTCGGTGAATCATTCTTAGATATCTATCAAGGTATCGTAGATGAAAGACTTGAAGCTAAAAGATCTGGGAATTCAATTGTAAATCAATCACTTAAGATTGTTATCAACGGATCCTTCGGCAAACTCGGGAGTAAATGGTCAATCATGTATGCCCCAGACTTAATGATGACCGTAACTATGACAGGACAACTGGCTTTATTGATGCTAATCGAACGCCTAGAAATTGCAGGAATTAAGGTTATCTCTGCAAATACAGATGGCTTTGTATCTATCATGGACAAATCACTTTACGAAACGTACGATGATATCTGCTTCCAATGGGAATTAGATACAGCTTTTGAATTAGAAGAAACGAGGTATCAAGGCTTATATTCACGAGATGTTAACAACTACGTGGCTTTAACTGAACACGGAGCAAAAGGTAAGGGTATATTCAATATCAATCAAATTACTAAAAATCCTGCTGCAACTATTTGTATTACAGCTGTGACAGAATATCTAACTAAGAATAAAGACATAGAGGAAACAATCCGAGGGTGTAAAGACATCACTCAATTCCTAACAGTTAGATCAGTTACAGGCGGAGCAGTTTGGAGAGGACAATATTTAGGTAGAGTTGTACGTTGGATCTATTCTACAGACGGTGAAAAAATCACTTATAAAAAGAATGGTAACAAGGTACCTAAATCCGATGGGTCAAGACCTGTTATGGAAATCGGAGATATGGAGAAAGATATAGACTACATGCGATATATCGAAGAATCACATTCTATATTGGAAGATATAGGATTTTAATGAAATACATTTTACATAGCGTAAAATAGGTATATAATAGATATTTTAACTTAGGGAGAGAATAATGAGCGAATCAGAAAATTCAATGATCAGAGCTATTGCAAAAATGCATTTAAAGTTCGGTATTACATCAAGACATCTTAAATGGTCAGAGGATGAAAAAGATTTTAGACTTTTAGCAATGCAAGAAGAATTAGATGAGTATATGAATGCAGTAACCAAAGAGGAAGAATTAGATGCTTTAATAGATCTAATCGTTTTTGCAATGGGTACGGCAGAAAGGCAAGGCTTTTTAGAAGTATTTGAAGAAGCTTTCATGAGAGTTATGCGAGCTAATTGTAATAAAGAGGTAGGTACAAATGCTAAAAGAGGAAATTTTGCTATTGATCTAGTTAAACCTGAGTACTGGCATGCCCCGGATCTGACGGACTTAGTTAATATAGAAAATAGGCAAATAGAAATGTGGGATTATAAACACGAGGACTTACCTAATGGATGTTAATGAGACTTTAACTCAAAGAGGTAATAGGTACGGGGACTTTAAAGATGTTGCCCAAGTTACTGAAGACTTAATGAATGTAATCCTTGACGCACCACAATGGAAAAACCTAACACCTGTTCACAGACAAGCATATCATATGATTTTTAGTAAGATAGCAAGATCTGTATGTGGTGATCCGATGTACACAGACAATGTCCATGACATTGCAGGATATGCAAAATTATTAGAAGAATATTTAATCGACAACCAAGGAGAATAAAATGTCAATAATCGAGGAAGCAAAAAAGAATTTAGGACCAAAACCAGTAACCGTAAATCGTTACCCTGACCGGTTCTATTCAAAAGAAAATTACTGTCATCCTGACAAATGGATAGGTGAACTAGAAGGGATACACAATGAAAGATTAAATAAAAACGTCCGTAATAAATATTATCCTAAAATTAATAGTAAACATATTGCTAAAACACCTTTACATGCAATCCGTTGGGCAATAGATACCTATACCAATAAGGGAGATACAATTTTAGATCCTTTTGCAGGATCAGGAACAACCGCAATTGAAGCTTTTGTACAAGATAGAAAGTTCGTGGGAGTTGAATATGAATTTTTTGATGAAGTTTTAGTCCCAACAGTTGAGCATTTCTTACCCGAAGCAGAATATTCTATCTTTGAAGGAGATTCTGAAAAGCAATTAACTAAAGTAGAAGATGAGAGTTGTGCATTAGTTAATTTCTCAAACCCTTACCCTGATGGCGGAGATCATACTACAGGCATTGGAGCAAGTAACAAAAAAGAATATAAAAAGGAAGGTAATTCGGGCTTAATGAAATCAAATGATGCCTATTGGAGAAAGATGAAAGCTATTCAGGATCTATCCTGTCAGAAATTAAAAATAGGTGGACATGCTATCTTTGTTATTAAGGATATGATGAAAAAGAAAGAGGTTTGGCAACTACATAAAATGCTAGCTGATCTTATGCCAGAGAATATGGAGCACGTAGGCACGATTGCACTGGATCATTACCCTCGATCTTTGTTTATGAACACGTACGAGAAATTTCATGGAGTTAGACCGCCTTTAGAACAAGTATGCCCGATCTTTAAGAGGATTAAATAATGCAGATAAGAGCTAAAGATCTAAAAGAAGGTATTAATAATTGTCGTCATGCTTTAGCCTTATATGGCAAGACAGTTACTACTGAGAACTGGCAGGGAGATGAAGCACCTTTTAAATTCATTGAGATTATAAACTTGAGTTTGGAATGTTCGATGGAGAAAGATAAGGAAAAATTACAAGGCTTATGTGATCCATTTCTACCTTGGGCAGACGAACATTTCAAAGAAAGGGTGGGCGGAGTGGCTTTGAATCCACCTCCCACTCATACGAAATGGCTCAGTAAAACAGAAGAATATCTAGAATCGGACTCTAAATTTAGCCATTCATACCCCGAACGCCTCTGGTCCAAGGGCTTACATAAGGGCATAAGATACGAAATTGCCGATCTTAACGATGCTGTAGGACTTTTAAAAAAGGATCTAAATACACGACAATGCTATGTTCCTATGTTCTTTCCAGAAGATTTAAGTGCTGCAAATGAAAATAAACGCATACCCTGTACTTTGGGATGGCATTTCTTAGTCCGGGATAACAAAATGCATTGTCAATACCCTATGCGATCTTGTGATGCATTGAGGCACTTTCACAATGATCTATATTTTGCAAATCTATTGGTACTTTGGATGATTAAACAAGTGGGTGTAGATTTAGAGCCAGGAGCAATACTCTTTTCTGCTACATCTTTCCATTGTTTCGAGAACGATGTATACGCTTTAAATAAATCGCTTATTAAAAAGAAACTAAGAGGATAGTATGTGCGGATTTTTAATATATAAGACAGATGAAAAATTATCTAAGGAGAAAGAGAGACAATTAGTTCAATCTTTGTCTCATCGGGGACTTGAAACATCAGTCTATAACGAAAAAGGCGCTTTTGTCGTACATAATGTCTTACCCATGACTTCCTTAGATAAAGCTAAGTACGAACAGCCACTCCGAAATGCACGATGGGGAAATGATTTTACAGCCGTTTTTACAGGAGAAATTTTCAACTGGAAAGAATTGAAAAAGAAATACGATTTACCTTCTGAAAACGACTCTCAATTATTTACCGACTTTATGATGGGACCGGAAACAAATAAAAGATTGCATGAGATAGATGGATTCTGGAATTTTGCAGCTATTGATGATGGAAGATTAATTGGCATTGTGGATTACTTAAGTCAAAAACCTTTGTATTATCGTACAGACATAAATGCTATTTGTTCTGAGCCTTATCCTTTAACCCTACTCGGTCCTGTAGAAAAAGACGATTTATTCTTTTCTAGTATTGTTCGTTTTGATTATAGCATAGAAGGAATAACTGCATGGAAAGAGATTAAACAAATGCCGATAGGCTCATATTATAACGATGGGGAGATAAATCCCTACTGGGACTGGGCAGAAGTGGAAGAAGTTGGTTTGGATGAAGGAATATCGAGATCAGTAAGGAGGAGAATGGGAGGAGAAAGAGAGGTTGCAATTTTATTATCCGGGGGTCTTGATAGTTCTATAATTTATGAAGTTGCAACAAGAACTGATCTGGGTATTAAAGCTTTCCATATTGAGAACGGAGAAGAAGATTATGTTAAGCTATTAACTAATAATTATGAAAAAATTGATCTAAGTGACTATTCAGTTAGCAAAGAAGAAGCTATTAGAAGAAATCAAACTCCGGTAGATCTGGGAAGTGTTGTTCCACAGGCACAGCTTGCAAATGCTTTAAAAGAAAAGGGTATCCATGTAGTATTATCTGGTGACGGTGCAGATGAGCTATTTTCAGGCTATAATCGAAGTAAATTCTATGATAGTCAGCAATCAGATGTTTTCAATGAATTACCCTATTATCATAATCCCAGATTAGATCGAATGATGATGGGGTC